GTAGAAGTTCCAACTCTCGTTGAAAACGAGTCTGACTTACTTGCAAACTTTGGTAAGTCATATGAAGCTGATAGACATTATGAGCATTGGTTAGTTGCTTCATCATATCTTGCGTATGGTGGATCACTAAGAGTTGTCAGAGCAGATGATTCTGACATGAAAAATGCATTTTTTGGATCAACAACCACAGCTCCAAAAATCAAGAGTGTAGATCACTATGCAGATCTTGGTTATGATGAAAACACTATTTCAGGTGTAACTTTTGCTGCTAGAAACCCTGGATCTTGGGGAAATAGCATGAAGGTTGCCATCATTGATGGCCGTGCTGACCAAACTATCAGTGGAATCTCTACCGCTGGAATTACAGTTGGTATGGGTGCTAGTCAGTCTGTTCCTGACAATTTGATTGTTCCTGGTGTTGGGACAACATCAATTCTAGATGGATCTTTTAAGGCAGTTGTTACTGGTGTTGGAACCGATTCTATTGATCTCAAATTTGTACAGCACGTTTCTGCTGCTGGTGTTACAACTCAAAAAGATTATCAAGAAAACGGTGTATATAGATTTACAAATCCCAGCACAAAAGATCTAGTTGTTTATAACAGTTCAGGTGTTGCTGTTACCACAATCACGACAAATTCAACTCCAACTGATTGGTTCGATGCTCAAAAGATTGAGTTAACTGGAACCGAAATTTACTGGAATCAACTAGCATCAAGACCTGGAACTTCCGAGTTTGCAGCAAATAGAGGATCCAGATTTGACGAAACTCATATTGTTGTTGTCGATGACAGTGGAGATATCACTGGTAATCCTGGAACAATTCTTGAGAAGCACCTAAATCTTTCAAAGGCTAAGGACGCACTATTTGAGAATGGTTCGGTTTCTTATTATAGAGAATTTGTAAGATCAGGTTCTGGATATATCTTTGCTGGTGGTGCTCCTGCTGGAACCACTGCAATTGATTTCAAAACTGGATCAGCTGCAGGAAATGGATTTTCTGTGGTAACTGACATTGCCTGGGATCAAAATGCTTCTGGAATCTCATTCGCTGGATATGGAAACACCACTGCAGCATTAGCATCTGGTGTAAACTATGGTGCAAGCATTGGTCTACAAACAACTGGTTCATTAAGTGCATCCGTTGCAAATATAAATGCTGGTTACGAATTACTCAACAATCCCGATGAGTATTCAGTAGATTTCATCCTACAAGGATCTGGCAACTATACTAAAGAACAGACTCAGGCAATTGGCCAAAAAGCAATTGATATTGCAGAAAGAAGAAAGGATGCAATCGCATTCCTCTCACCATATAGATCTGCAATCTTTAATGAGTCCGCCACTGACTCTGTTGTAAGAGATGCTGAAACAATTACCGATAATGTAATTGGACACTTCTCACCAATTACTTCTTCATCCTTTGCTATCTTCGATAGCGGTTATAAGTACATGTATGATCGTTTCGCTGATAAGTTCCGCTATGTTCCTCTAAATGGAGATGTGGCTGGTACTTGTGCAAGAACTGATATTAACAACTTCCCTTGGTTCTCACCTGCTGGAACCCAGAGAGGTGCAATTTTGAACGCAGTCAAACTGCCATACAATCCAAACAAGACACAAAGAGATCGCCTCTATTCAAATAGAGTCAATCCAGTAACATTCATTCCTGGATCTGGTATCGTACTATATGGTGATAAGACTGGTCTTGCCAAGGCTTCTGCTTTTGATAGGATCAATGTTCGCAGACTCTTCCTCTATCTAGAGAAAGCAATCTCCGCAGTTGCTAGAGATCAACTCTTTGAATTCAACGATGAAATCACCAGAACAAACTTTGTAAATGCTGTTGAACCTTTCCTACGCGAAGTTCAATCAAACCGTGGTGTTCAAGATTTCGTAGTTGTTTGTGACGAGACAAACAACACTGCTGCTGTTATTGATCGCAATGAATTTGTTGCTGACATTTACATCAAACCAGCTCGCTCTATCAACTTCGTCGGTCTCACCTTCGTTGCTACCCGCACTGGTGTTTCCTTTGAAGAAATCATCGGAAACGTTTAATTTAGAGGTCTAACCTAAAATGGCATCCAAGAATCAACAAAATCCTCCTGCTTTAAGGACTATCTCAGACTTCAAAAATAAACTATCAGGAGGTGGCGCAAGGCCCAATCTATTTGAAGTTGTCCTTTCATTCCCAGCTGATCTGGGAATTGGGGAGAGTGTTTTAACCGAGTCAAGATTTTTAGTCAAGACAGCAGCTCTACCCGCATCTAACGTAGCTCCAATTGACGTTGCTTTCCGTGGTCGTCTCCTCAAGATTGCAGGGGACAGAACCTTTGATACCTGGACAATCACCGTCATCAATGACACTGATTTCAAAATCAGAGGTGCATTTGAAAGATGGATGAACAGTATCAATAATGTTATTGATGCTACTGGTTCTACAAACCCAGCAGACTATCAGGCTGATGCATTTGTATATCAATTAGATAGAGATGGTTCTGTACTAAGAAAGTACAAGTTCCATGATGTATTCCCAACAAACATTAGTCAGATTGATCTTTCATACGATTCTTCTGACACCATTGAAGAATTCACTGTTGAACTACAAGTTCAGTGGTGGACAGCTGCTGGAAGTGGAAATGGTGCCGCTGCTGGTGACATTAACTAAGATTCATAAATAATCTTATTAACGTAGTCACTTTATAACATGGCGAGACTGTTTGGATTCTCAATTGAAGATAGCGAGAAAAAATCTAAAAGTATAGTGTCCCCCGTTCCTCAAAATAATGAGGACGGGGTTGACCATTATATTGCTAGTAATTTTTATGGCCAATACCTTGACTTAGAAGGAGTATATAAATCAGAGTTTGAACTTGTAAAAAGATATCGTGAAATGGCTCTTCATCCCGAAGCGGATACTGCCATCGAAGATGTTGTAAATGAGGCAATTGTTAGTGATCTTAATGATACTCCCGTTACTATTAACCTTGATAATCTTCCAGCTAGTGATGGCATCAAAAAGAGAATTAGAGAAGAATTTAAAAATATAAAAGATCTTCTAAACTTTGATGCGAAGTCACATGAGATCTTTAGAAACTGGTATGTTGATGGAAGACTTTATTATCATAAAGTAATTGACATCAAAAATCCACATGAAGGGATCAAAGAGTTAAGATATATTGATCCTCTCAAGATGAGATATGTTCGTGAAGAAAAGAAAAAACAAGAAGGTAATGCAATATTCAGACAACCAAATGGAGCAAATCCAAATGAGGTTGTTCAGTTCCCTGAAATTGAAGAATACTTCATGTATACACCAAGACCAACCTATGCTGGTGGTGTTGGTAGTAAATATTCTGGAACAAAAGGAATTAAGTTTGCCAAAGATGCAATCACATATTGCACTTCTGGACTAGTAGATAGAAATAAAGGTGTAGTTCTATCATATCTTCATAAGGCAATCAAATCACTCAATCAACTTCGTATGATTGAGGACTCCCTAGTTATCTACAGACTATCAAGAGCTCCTGAGCGTAGAATTTTTTACATTGACGTAGGCAATCTACCTAAGATTAAAGCTGAGCAATATCTTCGTGATGTAATGAATAGGTATAGAAATAAACTTACCTATGATGCTTCCACTGGAGAAGTTCGTGATGATAAGAAATACATGTCTATGCTAGAAGATTTCTGGCTACCAAGACGTGAAGGTGGTAGAGGAACTGAAATCTCCACACTTCCTGGTGGACAAAATCTTGGCGAACTGAGTGATGTTCAGTATTTCCAGAAGAAATTATACAGATCACTAGGAGTTCCAGAATCAAGAATTGCAGCTGAGGGTGGATTCAATCTTGGCCGTTCTTCTGAGATTCTAAGAGACGAACTTAAGTTCTCCAAATTTGTTGGTCGCCTTAGAAAGCGTTTCAGCAATATGTTTATTGATATGCTGAAAACTCAGTGTCTTCTTAAGAATATTTGCACCCCTCAAGATTGGAAGATGCTTGAGGAGCACATTCAATTTGATTATATGTATGATAATCATTTTGCAGAACTTAAGGAGAAAGAACTTCTTGAAGGGAGACTTGGATTAGCTCAACTCGCAGAACCTTATCTTGGTAAGTATTACTCTGTCGAATATCTCCGTAGAAAAGTTCTTCGCCAAACTGATGAAGAAATCATTGAAATTGATGAGCAAATTCAGGATGAAATTGAGAAAGGAATTCTCCCCGATCCCAATGCACCAGTAGATGAATTTGGAAATCCCATTCCAGAAGACCCAAATATGATGGGTGAAGTTCCGCAAGATGAGGAGATTGATGCTGGGCCTACAGAGGCAGATATGAAAGGTGGAGAAATCTAAGAGAATAAATACTTTCTAGTTAGTTCATAACCTTTTCATGGAAAATATTGTTGATTTAATTTTTTCTGATGCAAGTGCATCTGAGATTAGTGATAATATTAAAGATGCTCTTTATGGCAAGGCTGCAGAAAAAATTGATGCTCTTCGTCCATATGCTGCAGCATCATTATTTGGAGATGAAATCGAAGATTCTGGAGAAGAATAATGGCAAGATCACTTGTCCTTGGACCACAGGAAAATTGTCCTACTAGTGTTGGTGGTGCTTCTAGCATTGGAGCTGCTACAGTAGTACGTTTATATAATAGCAATGCAGGTGATCAGTTGATTACCATATTAGATGAAAATTATCAGGGTATTGGTTCTATGACTATGCCAACTGGTACTGTTGAATATATTGAAAAGAAGCATAAGGATATGATCTTAGCAGGATCTACCGATGTAAAAGCAACCAAAGTAGGATTTACCGTATAAAAAAATGAAACTCATCAGAGAAGAGATCGAACAGGTAGAGATTATCGTTGAGCAACGCAACGGTCAAAAACATCTCTATATTGAAGGAGTTTTCCTTCAGGGAAACATTCCTAATAGAAACAAAAGAATGTATGATTGTGGTCTTCTTGAAAGAGAAGTAAAGCGTTACAATGAAAATTTTGTTCAAAAAGGTCGTGCCCTAGGAGAACTAGGCCATCCCGATGGTCCTTCTATTAACCTTGACAGAGTTTCTCATAAAATTGTTTCACTCCAAAGAGAGGGTGACAACTTTATTGGAAAGGCTAAAATCCTCTCAACCCCAATGGGCAAGATTGCAGAGTCTCTCCTTAATGATGGAGTGAAACTTGGTGTATCTTCCCGTGGTGTTGGAACACTTTCTCCAACCAGAGAAGGCTATAGTATGGTTAATGATGATTTCTCTCTAGCAACTGCAGCTGATATTGTAGCAGATCCCTCAGCTCCTGATGCATTTGTTAATGGCATCATGGAAGGAAAAGAGTGGGTTTGGGATGGCGGCATTCTCCGCGAAAGACTTGCAGAAAAAACATACAAGCAGATCAACACCATGGTTGATCAAAAAAGACTAGAAGAGAATAAGTTAAACTTATTCCAAAACTTCCTATCAAATCTATAATTTATAAATAAGTATAGATTTCAACAATATAGA